TTAAGAAAACGATTAGTTTTTTAAAAAGTATTTTAAATAGCAATGAAGTCAAAGACGCTTTTATTAGAGCATTCAATTCTCTTTTTCAATTTGTAGGTAATTTTTTATCAAAATCATTTGATATAGTAAAGTCACTATTTAATGATCGTGAACTAAGAGATTCTGTTATAAAAACAATCGTTGCATTGTTCACAGCAATCACTTCCGCAATACAAGCATCTTTCAATGTCATAAAAGATTTATTTGATAGTGACATCAATTCAATCAGAACAAATTTAATAACTCTATTTTCAAAACTTGTAGATGTTTTAGTTGGCATTTTGGGTGTAACTGGAGGTCTTTTTCAGTCACTAGTGAACAGTAAAAATTTCATGCAAGAGATAAAAAATATTTTTACAAATCTCGTTGAACTTGTGATTGAAGCCTTCAAATATGATTATACCAACACCAAAACGGGCGAACGTGTAAACATTTTGCAAGAGGTTGGATTAATAATTCTGGAAGCAGCAACACTTTTTACTGCTGCAAAACTACTTAAAGCAAAACTTTTAATAGCTGCTGTAGAGATGACCGCATTCCGAGAAAGAGGAATGGGTGGAGTACCTCTACCTTCTGAAGAAGGAAAAGCTGGTGGCAAAGAAGAACCGAGAAAAACTCCAAGAAGTTTACCTGTACCTGGTAGAGGTCCAAGAGGTCGTAAAGGTCCAATTTCTCCAGATCGATTGGCTCAAATAAGAGGAGCAAGTGAAACGAGGGCTAGTAAATTAGACAAGTTCAAATACATCTTAGAAAAAAACTGGAGAAAAATCGTACTGCTTGCTGAAAAATTTAGATACAGTAAACTTGGGCAAAGTAAAATTATCGACTTGATGATAAGATTACTTTTTCGTTTAGGTGTAAAGATTAGTGAAACTAGACTCTGGCTTATAATTTCCACTTTTGTTGCTGGTGTAGTTGCTAGTGGAAGTGGAGTTGCCACAGCCGTGGGTATAGGTATTTTAGCAATTAATTTATATTTTGCATACGATATCATCACTCTTATAATAGAGAATATTGATCCTTTACTAAAAGATATTGAAGATGAAGAGAAAAAAGCTACAGAGACCTCGGCAGAAACACCTAGCGACACATCGCCAATAGCCACTCAAGCCGATGTGCGTAGAATTGACAATGAAATCGATTCTATGTTAGCTGCGTCTAATGAAAATTTAACACCGACAACCGCAGGACCGTCTACAACATCACCAACTCAATTAGATTCTCAATCAGATAAAAAACAAGGTTTAATTTACACTGTCGGTGATAGTCACAGCAATGGTATTAGTAATTATGGAAAAAGAAAAGGTTTCGTAGCAAAAGGTAAGGATGGCACTTCAAGTATAGATAAAATGCATTTAGAGGCAATTAATTCTATTCCAGAAGGCAGTGATGTTGTGATTAGTTTGGGTGCTAATGATTTGGCTAATAAGAATCGAAAAATATCATCTATTGTCGGCAGCGTCACATCAGTCATTGCAGCAGCACAAAAAAGAGGACTTAATGTAACTTATTTGTTACCAACATTGCCAGCAAGTAATAAACCTTATGATCCAAGAAGAGTGGAACTGAGAGAAGCTTTAAAAATGGCAGTCAAAGTTCCTATTATTGATTTGGGTCAGGCTTCTACAACAGATAAAATGGGTGTGCATTTAGATGCCGCTGGATACGCACAAATGGCAGGTAAAGTTTCGCAGGCTTTTAAATCATCAACTTCAGCATCAAGTACAACTTCCACTTCGAATTTACCTACAGAAAATCTGAATAATGTTCCAGAAAATTTACAAAATTTAATTCAAAATAGTTCCGACACATTGGCGAATGTTGTTAAAGACTTGACTCAAAAAAATCAGGGTAATTCTGAAACTGAAAAGAAAACAACGTTGGCTGGTATATTGATTGCTCAGTTATCAACACAGTTGAAAACATTGGACGAAATGACTGGAGGAAAACTTGGCACATCATCAGTCGAGTTAAATGAAGCATTACGATATCTTGAAGATGAGTTCAATCAAGGAACTTCCATCTTCGACTTATCAACAAAAGCTGCTGTTCATAAAACAGAAACTATGGTAAACACTCCACCTAATATACAGAAAACGAATCAAAATATACTGAACGCAATTTTAAAACGCCACTACACATAAAAAAAACGCCACCCGAAGGTGGCGTTGCAGTTGAGTTTTAATCTTCTGCTAGAGACTTAAAGTAGTCGAGTTCTTCATCTTCAATATCTGGTGAAGAACGTGGTGTAAAGTCTTCAGCCTTGCCTTTTGATACAGGCGCAGCACCACTTAGACCCAAAACTTTATCTAGTTTAGCCTTCAGTTCATCATATGACTTAAAGTGTTTAGGATCAAGAAACTCTTTAAGTGAGTATTCTTTTTTCCACAATGCTTCAAGTTTAGCATCATCACCACCAAGCAAAGGCGATGAACTTTCAAATTCAGACTTGTCGTAGTTGCGATAACCCTCAACTTGACGAATCTTCAGTTTGAAGTTTGCACCTCCCCAAAAATCAAACGGATTAATGGGTTTTTCATCCTCAAACTGAGGATTCATTGCCTCTGTAATCTTATCGAAGATTTTTTTACCAAACTTGTAAAGTCTGACTTGACCTTCGTTATCTGGATTTTTAGGATCAGAAACAACATAAATGTTTGCAATATAAAACAAACGGCGTTTCTGTTTACGTGCAATTTCTTTGTTTGCTTCGATACCAGAATTCCACAAAACAGAATTATATTCTGAAACTGGATCTTTCTGATTCAAAGTAGTCAAAGAATTTTCAATGTACCATCCACCTGGACCTTGAAAGCCATGGTCGAACAAACGAACCCATGGTAATGCTTCATCACCATCTGCTGATGGTCCAGGTAAGAAACGAATAACTGCCATGCCGTTACCGGCTTTATCTACTTCTGGCTGCCAAAAGCGTTCATCACCTTTAGAACCTTTGGAGCCTTCTGTGGGGGTATTGATTGATTCAACCGCCTTTGTGAGTTTTTGAAAATCGGTGCGGTTGTTTTTTAGTTTGGAAAAGTCCATTTTTTACCTCGTATAAAAGTTGTATTAAAGAGTGTGTGCATCTTGTCCACATGATTCATTATATACTTGTATATATGTATCGTCAAGAATAGACTGCACTGTTTTTATCGTTTTAGCCGTATCTTTGTGAAGAATGCCTATGCCGCCAGCCATATTAAAATCATCAATGACATCTTGCGTATCATCAATTAATATAACATCAGATTTCGCATAGTTAGCCTTCAGATGACGACCAGGTACGATATTGGCTGTAAAGTCTATGTGATGTCTTTTCAGCCAGACCTTTTTCTGCCGTTTCACCTCTTCGTGATGCAAACGACCACCAGAAGATGAAAGTATTTCTACAGGTATATCAAGTGAGATGATATACTTCAATAACTCTTTGCCGCCAGGATACCAATCTAGCGTTTCAAAATTTCTACCGTCAACAAATGTATTCCATTTATCATCGTGTTTTTCACCACGCTCACGACTACTTGCAGCTTTCTGTTTAAAGACTTCTCTGTATCTTTTATTAAAGTCTGACAAAACACCATCCATATCTAAGTAGATTTTAGTTATTCGCATCATATTCTTTCTTCAGTATAATCTTATATTTCGTTGGTTCAAATTGTATAAACGGTGTATATTTTTTTATCCTTCTGCTGACATTTGGATAGTGAATCGTGTCACTGATTTTCTTATCCCATGACGGCAAAAAGTTCAATATCTTATTCAGTATACAAATCGATTCAAGTGAAATTTCATCGTGTAAAAGTTTCTGTAGCAATACTGGATACTCACCGTCATGTATCATAAATGATGCATTAGCGTCTTTATGACTCATTAATGATGCAATCTCATTTGTGAAGGTGTATGTCAAAGACTGAATAATCTTCTGACGTTTACGATACTCAATGTCAGCATCATTAGTCAGAAGATGTCCTATCCATACATCATGGTTAAGCACCAAATTAGCAACAATATAATCGCGGCATATGTCATCATTTGTGAATCTCCGGCTGAGTTTGTAAAAATGCCACTTATCTTTTCGATTCTCAAATGCAACAATGCTTGTGCTTACTTTACCGTTATACTTAAAGTAATCGTAAGAATCTGAATTAAAGTGGAGTTTAAGAGAAGTGTATAAACAGAATGCTTCATAACCTGTCATATCGGTAAACGATTACCTTTCACTTTTAACATGTTCAAACGCTCTGCTTGCTCATGAATCTTTGATTTAAGATTTGGTGTAATGAGTGAAGCAGCAACTTCTAATTCTAATCCAGTCTCTTTGCAGTGTTCAGTAATAGCCTCAAGATATGTGTAATCTGTATTGGCTACCAACTGCTCTATGCGTATAGAGAACTTGAGCATTTCATCTTTTGTAGGCATTATTTCTCAGAAGTTGGAACTACAGGTGAATAAACATAAACTTCATCGCCATTTTTATTTTGAGCAAATGGCCAGTTATTGTTTGGTATATTGCTGAAATCAAAATTTGCTTGATAATTTTCTTTTTCAGTATTCACAACATATTCAGTCTCATCCCACGGCATAATTTCAAGTCGCCCATCAATTATATAACCACAACCTTGTAAAAAATCACGAAATTGATCAAGGATATCATTAAGAAATAATGCATTACAATTCATTTCCAAAGTTCGTTCACCTTCATTTGAATCAAAATGAAATGTGAAGTTGTGGTTGTCATTATCAAAATCCATAATATAATCTCCGTTTATTTACGATTAGCGGCGTGTGCGATACAAACAATGTCATCACTCTTGGCATATGAACACCTTACAGCCAGTGGATCAATGCCCTTTGCGATTGCGTTTTCAATATTTGCTGCCATAAGTTTACGATCATTCAAACCGTAAATACAAGTCGCAGCAACGATTGAAAGTAAAACCAAAGTGATTGATACTGTGGTTATACTACTCAATCCTTTTTCCATTATCTTCTCCTTTTTACTTGATAAAATACTCATGAATTTTTCTTTGCCTTGTTGTAAAATAAATGTCTGCCGATTTGCACAGTGTATCTCATGTTATTCCAACCAGGTTTTACATAGTCTGCGTGAAAGAACAATGCACCTCTCGTTGGATCTTTGAATTTTTCAGTATAAAGATAAAACGACAACGCTAAGTTCATAACACTATTATATAATGAATTACTCTCTACTGTCAAGAGTCCTTTTCTCATCACATCTTTTGGACGATTCTCACATACCCATGAGAATTGACAAACACTACCAACTCTTTGCTTAACTACGCCACAATATGTGTCAGGAAAAACTCCTGATTGCATACGATTGTGTGTAACGAATGCGACTGCTATTTGACCGAGTTTGGGTTCCGAACCCGCTTCAAAATACATATTCTGTGCAAGACATTCTACTTCCGCCCTTGCATCGGGTGATAAATCTTCTAGTTGAACTTTTGGTTCAATCGGTATGTTTATTTGTGCTGCTGCATGACCAATATAGACAACGAATGCTGCAAAGATACTACAAAGTAATAGTGTAATGTAACGCATAATTCTCCTTGTTAGTTAGAGGTGTGCCGAAGCACACCCGTTCCCGTCAGGCAGATTTTTTGCTCTGTGTTTTTTCTGCTGTGATATTAGAAACGAATCCATTCAAGGCTTGTGCCTTGGCAATGATATCGCTTTCTGAGGGATAAGATGGAAATGATGGGTGTTCAGGTATTGCTTGCCCGTTTAGTTTAGCGGACTCTACCTTCACATGCCATTCATTTGTTAGGCGGTCTTTGTTAGAGTGATACTCTTCTAACAGAAGTCCTTGTGCCATTTTTAGAAGTTCAAGACGAATCTCGAATGGTGTAAGATTACTCATGTGTTTCTCCTGTGTGTGTAATACTGGCGATTGTGTGTGTGGTGCCAGTATTTTTATTTAGTCA